GTCCCCCATTGGTCAAACTATCAAGTTAGAGGTGTGATATGGGTGATGCAGATTGGTGGATTAACGAACAGATTGAGGAACGAATACACAGTTTGAAACAAGATTGGAATGATTCACCCCCAATCCATTTATATGCTTGGTTAGAACAAGCATACCCCGAAGTGTTTAAACAATGGCAAGCAATTTACGATATTGAAAAGGAAAGTTAAAATGGGATATTGGAGAAACACAAACAGTCCATACGATGTGCAACAACGAAATGGTGGCAGATTTACTTTTGAAACCATTGCCAAAAAGTATGAGGAAACCAAGCCAATCAGGGGCAAACGCAAAGACCAAAACATTAGACCGATTGGACAAAGGGACAGGTCTTGGGAACGCATGATTAAAGTATCTGATACTGAATACTATGTGTCATTCGACTACTACCAATATCGAAACCATCACAACAGGGGCATTACTTGGAAGATGGAAAATGGCATGGAATACATGACAATCCACACCCCAAAGAAAATGTGGACAGGCACAAACAATGAGTTATATCCACGCTACTTGTCATCGTCATCTACATATTGGTTTTATGATTTCAATATGCCAAACGAATTTAGCATGGCAAATTACCGAGCCAATAAGTATGTTCGCTATCAAAACAAGTATTACACCATTGAAAAGGGCGATATTACTTTCCAACGCAAACAAGGTGGCAGTCCAACCGATTGGCAACCATTGGTGGTGCACAGAGAGTTTAAACACACGCTTGACCGCAAACAAACCAAAGAGTTGCGTAAACTAATCGACCCATTCCTACCATACTTTGACATCATGTGCGACATTGTGGGACACAACCAAGTATATGGGAATCATATTGCAAGGGCTATCAACAAAGGTGAGCATGGTAGTGCAACACCCGAACAGGCATTGGCTTTGTTTAAACACGATGGCGAAGTGCCCGAAGAATGGTTAAGCATGGTGGAATATTACAAGTGTGATGTTAGCACCTACCATTGGAAAACCGAAACCTATACCTACGAGAATAGAGTTGATTTAAGAGAAAAGATTGCACAACATTTATTTGAGATTGTGAAGCCATTTAAGTCCGAGCCAATAGAATTAGGTAAATTAGTGAACAACAGATATAAAGGGTGGTTTGAATAATGAACGACAATATTAAAGTAGCAAAATACAATGGTGTTGATACATTCGAGGGTCTTGTGGATTTAATAAACGCAATCCACAAGGTAGTGCCTGACATTACATTTAAGCCCGAAGATATGCAAACTTATCACATCGATAGATGCTTTTATCCCGATGGCATAGCGTATTCATATCGTGTATTCCACAACGAAGATTTGAACAACCACATTGGTAGAGTGTCCCTCGAACATTGGGCTAGTAGCACCCCTAAGTATGGTATTCAAAGCATTAACATCGATGATGGTAGGCAATCGTATGGTCTTGATGGTCAATACAAAACATCAATCCATGCTAAGAATATTGTTCGAGTAGCCAAGAAGGTGTTTAAACCATTTACATTCGAGCAGATTGCTAATAGATGCAACCGACAATTCAAAGGCAGAATTGACAGTTTAGCCCAAAGTATGCGATGGGAGTTGCGACAAAAAACTTGTGATGGCTATGAAGATTTATTAGCCGATTGGGAAAACCTATATCACATGGGCTATAAGCCAAAAAATGATAACTTTAAAAAGATGATGGAATATGTCATGCAGAATAAAGAACGCATTGACAAATACAACAACTACAATCCCAATCATTACTTTGTTTTAATCAAAGATGACTGTGTGCAGTATCGTTTAAACATCGCACCAAAAGGTGAACCGCACATTACTGTGCCAAGTAAAGACCACCTACCCGATGAGATTAAGGGTAAGTTGTTCGTGCTAGACATCACCGACAAGCAAGACTTTGTGGAAGATGTTGGTTTAAAAGAAAACGATGGTGCGTATTGGATAATTGCATAGAAGTAGGCGATTGGGTCATCATTGATGATGGTATCGTTGGTGAGGTGTGGAGTATGCACACTACCAACGATATTGTCGATGTATGGATTGAACGGGACAAGGGCTACATTGTAGAAACCTTGCGGGTTCAGCATCACCGATTAACCAAGATAACTAAAGAAGTAGCTGATATAATAAAAGGTGTTTAAACGATGCCAACAACATACCTAATGCACAAAACTAGGAATATGGTGGGAGTTGCTGACCTACCTGAGTTTACTGACCTTGACGAACAACCACCACGCAGTTTTCAAATATGGTGGGAGGGTAATGCGGGATATACTCTATGCTCTACTTCGGTAGTTGTCCCGATTACCAAAGAGATATTTGACATAATGAGAGGTGTTTAAACGATGTTTAAACTAAACCATTGGTATATACAAGATACTGTTTTAGTTTTGGTAAAAAGAAAAATACCACAAGTAGAAAAACCACTTCGCTATGACTATGAGGTGCAAGTTTGGGGTAAAGATTTTAGTCCAAGCACTACGGGGTTTGTTGCTAACGAAAAGTGTCATTTATTTACCGAAGTGCCTAAAGAAGTGGCAGATATAATGAGAGGTAATTATGAGTAAACCAAAAATAGATGATTGGGTGCTGATTGGCAACGCTAAAGTTGGTCATTTGTGGGACATTCGGGGCACGCATGGCATTGTGCAAGTTGAACAAGATGGATTTGCCCTTTCCCTCTCTTTCCCAATGGCAATACTAACCAAAATACCGAAATCGGTAGCTGACATAATGAGGGGTGTTTAAACGATGTTTAAATCAACAATACTAATAGAACGAATAGACAACCTGTTTATGGAACAGGGCGGGGGCAATGAAGTATTCCCTCGCTCTGAATTTATGCGAATGATTAGCACCAATTTAGATAAGCCCATAGAACAGGTGTGGCGGGTTAGTTTCCAAAACAATGGAGTGGATTTTTATAGTTTTGCCATGCCACAAAAAAATTTATCCATAGCGCAGCGTTTAAACGATGTGTCGCAGCTTCCCATCTGGGCACAAGAGAGAATTGCAGTCTTGCAGATATGCGAGGTGGGCGAAACTGTTGATGGTGTGGGTCAAAAAGTATCTGAAAAGGTGTTCTATGTCATTGAGTAGCAAATACGATGATTTTGGCGAATTGGTGTGGCAAGAGCCAAAACGCAAGAGAAAACCATCAAAAAAATTTACCTTTAACGCGGTGTTTAAACAGCTTGGCGAGGCACTAATTTGAACATAATTGGTGCGGTGGTATTCATACCCCTTTATATTGTGATATGGGTAGTCCAAACCCTAACTGATATGCCTTATTACTTTTGGTTATGCTTTTTGGGCTGGTGGGCATATAGGTATTACAAAAAGTAATAAGTATGGTATAATCGGTGTTTTACATTCCACATTGTGAAACCCGATGACCCAAAATGATATTCTAAGTGATTACTTACAGTCCCTCTATGGCATAGAACCCCTATCTGTCGAGGAAGAACACGAATTAGCCAAAAGAATACAAAAGGGCGACCAAAAAGCCCTTGAGAAGCTAATTAGGCACAATTTGAGGTTTGTTGTGTATGTTGTGCGGGGATTGACCGCATGGCAACATGGCAAGACCCCTGTTGAGGATATTCTGAGCATGGGCAACGAAGCCCTGTTTATGTCAGCAAGGGTGTGGAAACCCACAAATAACTCAGGATTTGCCACCTTTGCCAAGCCATTCATTCTTAGAGGTGTTAAGCGGGAGTTGAACAACACCGAGAACCTAATCCGCTTGCCTGTCAATATTATGCTTGATATTAAGCGTTTAAAAGTGGCAGAGAAAACCCTATCCCAAACCCTGTGTAGGCAACCTTCTAAGAGGGAAATTGCCAAAATTACTGGTATGTCGGAAAACAGGATAGACGAGTTGCAAAACCACATAATTCGTGAACCAAGCGGATTACATGAACTTAATAACGATGACCACTTTGAGGAGAAACAAGATGACTGATGAACAAAAGCAAAAATATGCCCTCTTTATACAGGCTAGGGACAAAATCCGCAATTCTAATAAGTGGATACCGCCAAAAGATGTGGTGTGCTCAGTTGATGTGACTGGGCTAAATCACCCCCTCTATCAGGCAAATTACCCCTATTTGCACTATCAGGAGATGTTTAAACAATGGCTGGAAGTTGAACCCGAATACAGGAAAAAGGAAAGAATGAGCATGATTAGAGGTGATTACAACAAACAAGATACTTGGAAGGGTGAAAAATGAGAGCAATACCAGTAGATATTTACGATAAAGATGGCAACCTTGTAAAAATTGAGGTCACAAATCCTGAAGGTGAGTTTATAATACAATCCTTATGGGACCCGACTGACGAGCAAACCCATGAGAATAGAGTTAATTTTAGAACTTGGACTTACAACCATTTAAGGAAAATAGGATATGAAATCGATTAAAACCATAGTAGCAACCCTCTTCTTAGTTCAATCTTTGAGCGTTTTGGCAGATACGGTCATCGTCAACACCCCAAGCGGTGGTCAGACGGTCTGTATCGTCCAGGGGAGCGTAATTACCTGCTTTTAAGCAAAATTGTCACAGTAGTCACAGTAGTCAGGGTCTAATTCACTTTACCCTGACTTTTTTATTTTTTATTTTTTAATTTTAAAAAAATAAATAAAATAAAGGGTGACTACTATGACTACTATGACTAAAGTTGTTAACTGGAGTCATTTGTCGCTAAAATTGGGCTATCTTCGGTTAACGTGTGTCAGGGTATGACCAAAATTGTCTACATAACTTCTAGTTATATGGCTTATAACTAAATATTATATTGAATTTCGTTTAAACATGGTATAGAATTCGTTATATGAATACAAAACCTACCACCCTACCAGTATTATTTGAAAACATACCGATGGAGCTAAAAAGAATCCCTCGTTGGGTTCTATGGCGATTTGTAGAAGTGGGAAGCGGAGACACCAAGCGGTGGTCAAAGCTCCCCGCACAACCAAACGGGCAATCTGCTTCCTCAACCAACCCAGCTACTTGGGCTGACTTTCTGACAGTCCAATCTGCCTATGAGTCCAACCCAACCCGTTTTGACGGTGTTGGATTCGTATTTAGTGATGAGGACAACCTAATCGGGGTAGACTTAGACGATTGCTACGATAACTCCTCCCAAGTGTTCACCAATGCTGCACTGCAGCAATTAGCGGATAACATCGAGGGCTATATGGAGGTTTCCCCATCTGGCACAGGAGTGAAGATATTTACTCGCTCCATCCTAGCCAATGCCCATGTTGACCACACTAAAGGATTGGAGGTTTACCCTCGAGGTAGATATTTTACGGTCACAGGGCATCGTTTAAACGGCGCCATACCACAAGAAGCACAAGACCTAACCGCCTTCATACCAGCTAGAACCATCCGTTCAACTGGCGATGCGTTTGAGGACTATGCCCCACCTGTTGCGGACTACGACTTGCACAGAGTGGAGACTGAGATACTAGCCCACCTTGACCCTAACTGCGGATACACAGATTGGCTCAATGTAGGGTTTGCCCTCCACCATCAGTTTGGCGGGGACTACGAAGCCCTTGAGTTATGGGAAAGATGGTCTTATGGGGATGGCTCGGTGCACAACTACGCATCCGGTCAATGCGATGATAAGTGGTCAACCTTCAAGGGGTCGGGTGCAACTCTCAGATCGCTTATATTCAAGGTCAACCAACAAGAGCGAAAAGAAGCCCTTTCTAGAGGCGAAATTATCCTTGACTCTGGGGCGATGAACCATGCCCGCACCTTCTTAGACAACCTTTACTCTTCTGAGGAAGGCTACCGTCTTGTGCACTATGCACAGGATTTTTATCTCTACAATACAACCCACTACGAGGTCACAGAAGAGGCTACTATCCGTTCCAAACTCTATGCCCTCTTAGATAAATGCAAGCGCACAGGTAAAAAGGGCGCACTAGAACCGTTCAATCCGTCCCCAGCAACCGTATCTGCGGCTTTGGATGCGATTAAGTCTATCACCCACTTACCCAACCACGTAAACACCAAGCCACCAATTTGGTTAGAAGCATACGCACAGGACAAACCGGATGCTTCTAAGCTCATTTCGCTACAAAACGGTATCTTCCACCTAGAAGACTCACTGCTCATGCCACACTCACTGGGCTTCTTTACACAAAACTCGCTACCGTTTGCTTACGATCAGTCCGCCACGTGCCCACAATGGCTCTCCTTCCTTAAATCCGTTTGGGGTGACGACCAAGAATCGATTGACACCCTACAAGAGATGTTTGGCTACATTCTCTCAGGGGACACTCGCCAGCAGAAGTTTTTTAACATTATCGGTCCACGTCGCTCAGGCAAAGGCACGATTAATAAAATCCTCGTTGCCCTCTTAGGTCAACATAACACCGTCGCACCACAACTGGAGGAACTCTGTGATACATTCGGTCTTCAACCTTGGCTGGGTAAGTTATTGGCTAGTTTTACTGATGCTCGGGCTCCTGAGCGGAATCGTTCTGCTGTTGTATCTCAGCTTTTACGTATTGTTGGTGGAGATACGATTACGGTTAACAGAAAAAACAAAGAAAGCTGGAACGGATACCTCCCAACCCGAATAGTCATCTATTCCAACGAAGTGCTTCAACTTACAGAGAACTCCAACGCACTCACTGGTCGCATGATTGTGCTAAAAATGAGCAAGTCGTTCTATCAGAACGAAGATACTGAGCTTTCCTACAAACTGGAGCAAGAACTCTCAGGCATTTTTAACTGGGCGATGGAAGGGCTACGACGCAGATTGGAGCGTGGCGGTCACTTTATCCAACCTAAGACAGGCGTAGAGTTGTTAGAACTTATGGCTGAACTGGGCAACCCAATCGGTTCGTTTGTAGAAGATGCCTTGGTTTTTGACCCAGATGCAAAAGTATCTAAAGACGAAGTGTTTGCTTGTTATAAGCACTGGGCGCTAAAGAAGAGTATAGTGCCAGGAACAGAGTTAGCGTTTAAACGTCGTTTCTTGGCTGCCACACAAGAACACCGTATTGAGTCTGCGTTAGACAGAACTGATGGCAACCGAACCCATGTGTATCGTGGTATTCGATTAAGCGAGAGAGCACAGAAGTATGTGGACTCAATTCAAACATTTGATGAAGGAGTATTTTAATGACTGAACAAGAAGAAAAGTTTGCGTTTGCAATGGCCGCTTTGATGGGGCTCGTGGCAAGGGGCGCTTCACCGGCGGAGGTGCGTGACATGATGTGGACTTACGCTGAATTTGCTTTCTCTGGTAAGCCTAAAGATGAGAACGCTTAATCGCAACAAAACAATCAAGCGCAACAACTTCACCACTATCTTTGGTGGTGTGGGAACGCGCAAGTCAGTTGTGTTGCCACGACCAAAAGTCAAAGCCCTACGCACTAAGATGCAGATGTATCGTCGTGCCGCACAGGGCTGGCGCAACCAAACCTTTGGCAGACTGACTGCCTTAAAGTTAGTGTTGAAATACGGCAGACGCAAACCCATTCGGAGATTTATTAAATGACAACACGAGATGGTGGTAAGGGCGACCGTCAACGTCCACTCGGTGTACCAAAAGAACAGTTTGAAGCAAACTGGGATGCAATCTTTAAGAAGCCATCTAAGCTCACTGAGAAGATTGTCAAGCAGGTAGAGCAGTCCATTAAGGAGAATAAAAATGACTGAAGGCGAAGCAATAATAGTTTTCTTAATTATGAACGCCATTGTGCTGACATGGTTATGGAGTAAATGCAAATGAACGCAAATGAACTAGCTGATAAATTGGAAAACGCATTAGACGAAGATAGCTGGTGCCAAGAGTGTGCTTTGGAAAATACTGATCCGGTTGCAAGACAAGCAGCCACCATGCTCCGCCAATTACAAGCAGAAAATGGGGCGTTGAAAAGCCGTGAACTAACGGATGAGGAAATATATGAAATTTGGCGAACTTGCGATTGCAGTCCTGATGACCCAGTTTGTTTTGCTAAAGCAATATTAAGAAAGGCACAAGAGAAATGACCTCAATACTTGTTTGGTATTTGGTATCTGTCAGCGATGGCGGTTATAACAGAGGAAATGTTCAGTATTCGCCACCATTGGCAACACTAGAAGATTGCCAAAGAATACAGAAATCTTTTAACCCTTCAATTGTTTATTCCCAATGTGTTCAAGTAAGAAAGGTGCAAGAGAAATGAACGCAAATGAACTAGCTGATTACTTGGAAAACAGAGAATTTAGAATTCCAAATCATAACGAAATTAAAGCCGCCACCATGCTCCGCCAGCTACAAGCCGAGAACGAGGCGTTGAAAAAGGCTTACGAGGAGGAAAGAAAATACGCCCGTTACTTAAGTAACCTTTGTACTGAAAACGACATACAAATTATTTGGTATTTTTAAGGATAAGAAATGAACGCAAATCAACTAGCTGATGAATTACAAGCAGTACTATTTGCTTGTGGCAAAGAAAGACCATTTTTAGAGCATGCAAAAATGCTACTCCAGCAACAAGCTGAAATCGAGGCGTTGAAAGAGCAGTTACGCATGAAGCTAATTGTAAACAAAAGCATAGAGGACATGTTGAAATGACCACCCCCACCACACAAGACCGACAAGATGTGCAACGTACTCCGTTGACTGATGAGCAGATTCAAAAATGTAGCGAAGAGGCTTATGACCGATACATTGAAGAATGCGAACACCCTAAGAGCTGGTACTTCGCCCGCGCCATCGAGCGCGCCCACGGAATAGGAGATGTAGAATGACACCACTCACCGAAGAGCAGATTAAGCAACTCTGGAAACAGGCCGAAGATGATCTCTATGCCGCATGGAAAAACGGCGAGAACATCATCTTCAAAACCATGTTTGTAAGAATCATTGAACGCCATTACGGAATAGGAATATGACAAACAATCAAATATCAGAACTCATTAAGCTCTACTCCATCGATGGCGTATTGCGTGTATGGGAATACACTCGCGCAGTAGAAGCAGAGATACTAGAAGATTTTAAGCAAGCAGATGCCATGGGGTATCAGGCTTATCAAAACAAGAAAGGATTAGATAATGGCTAATAAGAAGCCGTATTACGTTATAAAAGTGCCGATTTTCCCGGCAAACATCCATGTATGCTTTGATGAGCCTGCGTTTAAACAAGCCCTCACCGATAAGAACGTGCCACAAAAAATCGAGTATCTTGAGAACGGTGCAATGGCTGAGACCCATTCCATTCCAACTGCAGACGGGCGAACGTTTATTGGTTTGATTCTGGACCTAAAAGCAATTGATGATCTGGATTCAACTTTGGTGCATGAGTCTGTGCACTTGGTATATCGAATCTTTGAATACATCAATGAAGAAACGCCGGGCGAAGAGACACGTGCCTATTTAACTGAATACATTTACAAACAAATCAAGAAGGTGATCGATGAGCCTAACGTTAGAAAAAGATATAGAGAGATACTTGACGAAAAGAATCAAGCAGTTATCGGGGCTTTGCTACAAATGGCAGTCGACGATAACGGGAGTGCCGGACAGGATAGTAATCCTAAACCAAAAGATTCTGTTCGTAGAACTAAAAACACCGACCGGAAGACTGTCACCAAGACAAATCCTCGTGTTTGATGAATTGGGTGAGGCAGGGTTTCCTGTCCACATTATCAGATCAAAAGAAGACGTAGAGGATTTTATTAATGGCGTTTACTGACGACTACAAAAGAACTATCAAAGGCAGAGCTAATTCTCTTCTAGGCAACGCTCGAAAACGTTGCAAAGAAAAAGGAATAGAACTGCACATAACGCAAGAATGGGTAGAAGAACATCTGACACGTGGCACTTGTGAAATAACCGGATTGCATTTTTGTTTTGAACCACCAGATCAAAAAGCAACCCGCCGTTGGGACGCACCGTCATTAGATCGAATTGATAAAGATAAACACTATACAGAAGACAACACAAGAGTTATACTATGGGCTGTGAATTGCGCATTGTCAGAGTACGGAACAAAAATAATGTTGCCAATTTTAAAAGCAATGGTTAAGGGAATAGAAAGTGCTAACAAGAAAACAACTACACCATTACCAACAGGACATTATTCAAAAAGCTCAGAGCATACCAAACATTGGATTGTTCCTCCCACCGGGGCTGGGGAAGACGACTACTACCCTCACCATCATTGCGGAGCAGATGCAAGGGAAGACTTTGATAATTGCCCCGAAACGAGTGGCGGAGACAGTGTGGCACACCGAAATAAAAAAGTGGAGCCACTTGAAACACCTGAGAGTGAGCAAGATAATTGGGAACTCAACTCAACGTATGGCTGGATTGAATGCCGAGGCAGACGTATATTTGATTAACCTGGAAAACGTAGCGTGGCTTTTTAGCGTTTTAGATAAGTTAGTGTTCACTAACTTAGTGATTGATGAGTCATCTAGATTTAAAGACCCATCAACCAAACGATTCAAGGCGCTTAAAAAGCATTTAAAAGGGTTTAAGAGGCGCATTATTCTTACAGGCACCCCCACCCCTCAAGGCATGGGTGATCTTTGGTCACAAGTAGGTATTCTCGATCTTGGAGAGCGTTTAGAGACTAGCCTCACACGTTTTCGGGACAAGTATATGCAACCCGATCAGATGAACAGGCATACTCGTGTTGTGTATAGCTGGAAGTTAAAACTAGGTGCAGACAAACAAATACAAGAAAAAATATCTGACATTTGTTTTTCGTTGCGAGCAGAAGATTATCTTGAGTTGCCTGAGTGTACTAAACTGTATCATTCGATTGAGTTAGATAAACCGGTAAAAGCTAAATATGAACAACTTAGAAAAGACATGGTCGCTGAAATCAAGGGGCAACAAATCACAGCTCCGACAGCAGCAGCATTGGCGAACAAGCTCCTGCAATTTACGTCTGGAGCAATCTACAATGAAGAGGGACAAGCACAAGAAGTACACAGTACTAAACTGGAATTCCTTGAGTCGATCATGGAGGAATCTTCCTCGCCGACCTTGGTGTTCTACCATTTCAAGCACTCGCTTACGCGAATACAGGAATCTTTCCCGCAAGCTGTGGTGCTGGACGATGACAACATTGAGGCGTGGCGTCGTGGCGAGATTCGTATGCTCCTCGCCCATCCCCAGTCCGGGGGGATCGGGCTTAATTTACAGTGCAACGTCGGAGAGACAGCACAAACGGTCTGGTTCGATTTACCATGGAGCTCAGAGAACTACATCCAAGCCAATGCACGTATATACCGCCAAGGGCAAGAAAAGCCGGTTATTATACACCATTTAGTTGTGTCTAATAGCGTGGATGAGCATGTAGTAAAAGTATTAGATGGTAAAATTAACTTACAAGAGGCACTTTTAGATTCGCTGAACTATGACAACAAAACATAAAATAAACGCAGCTACTCCACGGCTTTCAGACGAGGACCTAGACCCCATTGAGCAAGACGATACACCTGACGGTTATCACGTATTGCAAGAGGGTTGGCTTTTGTGGGATGATGATGATATAATGGACATCCGTAATTTAATTAAAAACAAGATGCCGCAAAAGCAAAGTTTTATTTTGACAGCATTCTTGGATGGTCACAATTATTATGACATCGGGGTAAGCGAAAAGTATTGGCGCTATCACTTTGCTAAAGGTATTGAGTTCATTAAAAAGGAATTAAAGCTATGAGCCACTATATTGTTGAGCATCGTATCAAAGGCAACTACGTTATGGAAACTATCTCCGGCGTAGAAGACATTGATATGAGCATGTACAAAGATTTAATTGGTGTGTGGGTTTGTGACTCTATTGAGGAAACCCGCATTATGGAAAAAGAATTAAAGGAAATGAGAAATGCACGATCCAGTCAACCATCCTAGACATTACACAGAACACCCCAGTGGCATCGAGTGTATTCAAGTTACTAGACATTTTAACTTTTGTCTGGGAAACGCAATTAAGTATATCTGGCGCGCTGGGTTAAAGGATGACGCAGTTGAAGACTTGCGTAAAGCCATGTGGTACATCCAAGAAGAAATCAACGAGCGTGTTCGGATACAAGGACGTGATAAGGAGTGTGGCAAATGATACTCGAAGTCGATGATGATTTTAGTGATGAGATTGTAATCAAAAGTTTAGCCAACAGTTATGTTGGTGTTGCAGAGAATTTAAAAGACCCGCAAATGTGCTGGCATGAAGATGACAAGCAAGCATGGGAAGAATTACTACCAGCAATTAAAACTGTATTGTCTTGGTATTCAATGGATGCAGACGGTGAAATTAAAAGAGCAAAGAAGAGGAATAAATGAAACTTTTTTGTAATTACAATCGCTTTGACTTAGAGCAGGACATCATGAAAGCGTGGGAAGTAACTAACCACATTGAAGAACTTATCCGTCAACACCTAGACAGACCACAAGGACCGTTTGATGAAGATGAGTTAGCAAACCGCCTACAAGGCATTCAGTACGTTGCTGAATTAAACTTCCAAAGATTATGGGATGGATTTGAAGTGATGGTAAAGAACGGCAAGTTCACCCCAATGCAATTTAAACCCGATGTAGAAATTGAAATTAAAAAGAAAGGTAAAAAGAAATGACAGAAGAACAAATGATAAAGCGTTTAGGTGAGATGGTTGCGACGGTAGAATTGGCAGTTGATGAATGGAACCTTGTAGTTAATTACTTAAACATGCCATCACAAATGCAAACCATTTTGGCTGCAAGATTAATTGATGCTTTAAGTGCACAAATTGGTCCGCAGGTAACTAAAGCCAAGACAACCTTAGAAGCAATTAAAAACGCTGATGGAGTAGACAAAACTTTGGAGGAGAAAAATTGACAGATAAATTTCTAAAAAACCTGTTACGCAGTAAAGGCTTTAGCAACGACGTAATTAAAGCCATCGAAGAAAACGTAAAGCGTGACACACAGGAAAAAGAAATGCTGGATAGGGAAAAGGCAATGGGTTTGACCCTCAAAATGGTCAACGAAATGCTCCCCCATCTAAAGCAGGCTATGGAAGCGGAAGAAAAGCGTAAAGCCAATATGCGCACTATTATCGTTCCAGACGATAAATAGGGGCGGAAATCTCCTGTTTTTTGCATTAGTAGATATAGGGTAGTATGGCACGTCGTGAGACGCCCGGAACCCCTATTTCACACAACACACATCACACAGGAGAAGTATATGTTATCCCCATTTGAAATGCGTTTCAACGTATTTAATACAGCCAAGGAAATCTTGGAAGCCCAATACAAGGCAAATTTAGACGCTTGGAAGCTCTTAGACAAGACCACCAAAGAAGTAGCTGATCTAGCCCCTAAGTACCCAACCGTATCCGAAATCTTGGATAAAGCCTTGGAAATCAACAAGTTCGTGAGCGAAAGCACACAGAACGAAATCGTTAAAATTGCTAAACGTGCAACAGGCGTTGGCGTAATATTCTAAGGTAAACCATGGCAACTAAACCCGGCTTATACGCAAACATCCACGCTAAACAGGAACGCATCAAAGCGGGCTCTGGTGAGAAGATGCGCAAGCCGGGCGCCAAGGGCGCACCTACAGCCAAAGCGTTTAAAGAATCAGCTAAAACTGCAAAGACAAAATAATGGCAACTAAGAAAAAAGGCCCAAACCTATCAGTCGGTCGTGGCGAAAAGCTACCGGTCTCCCAAGGCGCTGGATTGACAGCTAAGGGTCGTGCCAAGTACAACCGTGAAACCGGTTCCAATTTAAAAGCGCCCCAACCTGAGGGCGGTCCCCGTAAAAAATCATTCTGCGCACGCATGTCCGGCATGCCAGGTCCTATGAAGGACGAGAATGGCAAACCAACACGCAAAGCAGCATCCTTAAAAAGGTGGAAGTGTGGCAGCTAAAAAATCCCTATCCAAATACGACCCAGCTATGTGCGCTCAGATGATCGCGTTAGGTCAGGAAGGCGCGTCTCAAAAAATGATGTGGTCTAAACTAGGCATCAGCAAAGCTACTGCTGAGCACTATAAAAAGACCCACCCAGAGTTTGCAGAAGCTCTCGACCTAGCATTGGTCCACTCACAAGCCTATTGGGAGACACAGCTTCTCGCCAATCTGGACAACAAAAACTTCAACAGCCGACTGGCTGAAATCGCTCTCCGTGGTCAGTTTCAAAATGACTACCGTGAGACACGTGATACTAAAATCGACCTAAAAGCTGAAGTTAAAGTCGATTTCAACAAGGAAATCTCCGATCTAATTTCTGCCCTAAAAGCGTAAATTTATATTTTTCCAGAAAAGGGGCTTGACATAGCCCCTTTTTTGCATTAGTATAAATAGATTCTAAAACGTTTAAAAAGGTAAAAATTATGACTGCGCATGCACTCCTCAGTGCGTCTGGTTCAAAACGTTGGTTAACGTGCACTCCCAGTGCCAGACTCGAAGCAACACTCCCAGAACAAAAAAGACAACCAGGTGCTTTTGACTTTAGTCAAGAGGGCACAATGGCCCATACTTTAGGCGAAATTAAACTGCGCTATCATTATGGTCAAATTGGTATTGAAGAATACGAAAGAGAATATGAGATCATCAAAAACACACCCTACTACAACGACGATTTCGAGGCTAACGTCGATAATTACGTTCTATACGTCCGCTCTCAAATCGGTGAAGGCGATACCCCGCTTTTTGAACAACGTGTGGATTTCAGCGACTGGGTACCTGACGGCTTTGGTACTGCAGACGTCGTTATACTTTCAAAGCATTCAATCAGAGTCATCGACCTCAAGTTTGGAAAGGGAGTCCCAATCCACGCACAGGACAACACCCAGTTGCGATTATATGCTCTTGGTGCTTACTCAAAATTTAAGGAAGAGTATCCAGACCTCAAAGAGGTATCCTACACGATCCACCAGCCTCGCTTGGACAGTATCTCATCTGATGGGACGACAATCGCTAAGCTGGTCGATTGGGCGAATTACTTCGTAAAACCCAAAGCCAAGAAGGCATGGGCTGGGGCAGGTGAATTCCTCCCTGGAGAGCATTGCCAGTTCTGCCGTGCCAAAGCAACATGTAGAGCACGTTCAGATTTCAACACAGAGTTAACACGGTTAGAGTTCAGAGAACCAGCACTTCTAACCGATGAAGAAGTATCAAACATTTTAAGTAAAGCGCAAGATTTACGTACATGGGTTAATGATGTTGAAGAGTATGCTTTATCACAAGCAATCAACTCAGATGTCATTCCACCCGGTTTTAAATTAACCACATCAGTAACACATCGTAAAATCACAGACCAAAGTTTGGCCGCAGCTATATTGATTGAAAAGGGTTTAGACCCACAAGCTATATGGGAGCAACCAAAGCTAAAATCCGTTTCAGCCATTAAACGACTATCTCCCAAATCGCCAATAGATACTTGGCTGGGCGACCTAGTACAAAGACCAGAAGGGCAACCCAAACTGGTACGTTTGAAACCTGAAGGTAAAGAGGATTTTGCATGACAATCTCACACTACATTGTTGCGGCAGTTGGTGTGGGATATTTAGTAGTCGGTATTCAACAGTTATGGCTCCGAAACACTGGGGCTGGAATCATGTGGATCGGATATAGCTTTAGCCAAATAGGTCTATACATGGGTTTAGCAAAATAAAAATGATAATAGAATATTGTGACTCCAAGTTTGACATACCAGATGTTTTGATATTTAAATTTGAAAAAGATTTTGAATGTTTGCCCGGAAGCGGGCAGTACGATTCAATTATGCAGCTACGTGAATCAATTTATGATACACTAGACCTAATTGCAGAAGAGCCTGAATTGCTAGATGATCATGATTATCTGCTAGATTTCATTCAGGCCCTTGCAATGAGGCAAGCGTTAGCTAATAACGGAATATTGTATGATGCGTAAAAGTGTAGTACAATGGCAGTAAGGGCAACGATCTACTCCTTTAAGTTAGATCATTTAAAAAGGTAAAAAGGTAAAAATTATGGCCGGTAAATCAACAAAAGTAAAACACGTAACTAACAAAGTTCGTTTCTCATTTGTTCATGTGTTTGAACCAGCGGAAACTCTCAATGGTTCTATGAAGTATTCAGCTTCTATCTTGATTCCAAAATCAGATAAGGCTGGTGTTGCAGCATTTAACAAAGCATTTGAAGAAACAAAGCAAGCCAACATTGGTTACTTTGGCGGTTCATTGCCTAAAGTTCTAAAAGGCGGTTTACGTGACGGCGATTTAGAAAAAGATGACAAGGTATATGCAGGTCACTATTTCTTTAACGCAAACTCAAATGAGAAGCCTGGCATTTTTGATGAGAACTCACAAGAGATTCTCGATAAGAATGAATTCTATAGCGGCTGCTACGGTCGTGCTTCTATCACCATGTATCCGTATGATGTTAGCGGTACAAAAGGCATCGCATTTGGTTTAAACGCAGTTAAGAAAACCGAAGACGGTGAGAAGTTAGGTGGTGCTACAGCATCCGCTAATGATTTTGCAGCAGATTTCGCAGTATAAGTAGTACCTTCAATCAGTAGTACTAGGGAGTGTCCGTAGAAACTGCGGCCTCCCTTTTTCATCAACCCATACAACACAGAGAACAATAAATGGATCAGTACCAAGAATATATTGCCGCCAGCCGTTACGCACGTTTTGTCGATGACAAACAACGACGTGAGACATGGGGCGAAACCGTAGACCGTTATGTAGATTACATTTTTAACCGCACACCAGCTATTGCGGACAAGACTGATTTAAAAACTGAAATTCGTAGTGCCATTTATAATCTTGAATTGATGCCGTCCATGCGTGCTATGATGACGGCAGGAAAGAGTGCCGATCGTGACAATACTTGCGTCTATAATTGCTCGTATCTCCCAGTGGATGACCCCAAGTCCTTTGACGAAGCCATGTTCATTTTGCTCTGCGGAACTGGCGTTGGATTCTCGGTTGAATCCAAGTACATTAACCAACTGCCCGAAGTGCCAGAAAAGCTGTTTGATTCAGAGCACGTCATCGCAGTACACGACTCCAAAGAAGGCTGGGCAAAAGCATTACGTCTACTCCTCGCCCACCTCTGGGCTGGAGAAATTCCGAAATGGGATATGTCCAATGTCCGCCCTGCCGGAGCACGACTCAAAACATTTGGTGGAAGAGCTTCCGGGCCAGAACCACTAATTGATTTATTTAAGTTTGCAGTAAACACTTTTAAACACGCACAAGGTCGCAAGCTGCATAGCTTAGAATGCCATGACTTGATGTGCAAAATTGGTGAAGTTGTAGTGGTTGGTGGCGTACGTCGCTCTGCTATGATTTCGTTATCTGATCTTGATGATGAAAGGATTCGTCATGCTAAAGCTGGTCCATGGTGGGAGACCGCGCCCCACAGAGCGCTCGCGAACAATAGTGCGGTCTATAACGAAACACCTACTGTCGGAAAATTTATGGAAGAGTGGCTTTCATTATATAATTCCCATTCCGGCGAGCGAGGGATCTTTAACCGTGAAGCTGCTAAGAAGACGGTTGCGAAATACGGGCATAGAGATCCAAACTTTGAGTTCGGAACTAATCCGTGTTCGGAAATCATCCTTCGACCATATCAATTCTGCAACCTTACTGAAGCTGTGGTGAGACATGATGACACTCGCGAAACACTCCTGCGTAAAGTGCGGATCGCAGCAATTTTGGGCACCATCCAATCCACTTTCACAAAGTTCCCCTATCTGCGTAAAGTGTGGCAAAGAAATACCGAAGAAGAGCGTTTACTCGGTGTTTCGCTCACTGGTATTTACGACAACCCACTGCTAACAACACAAGGACAAGAATTAAATGATTTACTCGCAACACTTAGAGAAGAAGCTCGAAAAGCAAATGAAGAATTTGCAGGACTACTCGGAATACCTACGAGCGCTGCGATTACATGTGTCAAGCCATCCGGAACAGTCAGCCAGCTCGTGGATTCAGCATCAGGAATCCACCCGAGACATTCTAAATACTATATCCGCCGAGTGCGAGGAGATAAGAAAGATCCTCTCACCCAGTTCTTAATTTCACAAGGAATACCAAATGAAGCGTGCGTTTATAAACCTGATCAGACAGTGGTGTTTAGCTTTCCTCAAAAAGCACCCGCCGGAATCACAAGAGCAGATGTTAGCCCTATATCTCACCTTTCCCTCTGGCTCACTTATCAACGGCACTGGTGCGAACACAAGCCCTCTGTCACCATCTCAGTTGAAGAAAAAGACTGGCCAACAGTCGGAGCGTGGACGTGGGAACACTTCTCTGAAATCTCTGGTGTCAGCTACCTCCCCTACGACGGAGGAACTTACCGCCAAGCGCCGTACGAGGAATGCACGGAAGAAGCCTATGAAGAGCTCAAAGCCAAAATCCCAAGCATCAACTGGGAAGACTTCAAAGAAGTCACGGACAACGTCGAAGGCGCGCAGCAGTTAGCATGTTCAGCCGGAGTATGTGAAATATGAAATTTAGCCAAGACTGGTTCACTTACAACATACCACATTTAGAACATCTGATGAAGATGTTGCCAGAGCGTAAACGCTTTTTGGAAATTGGATGTTTTGAGGGACGAGCAACTTGCTGGTTCCTTGAACATGCTTTGGATGACAACGGAATCATTACTTGCGTTGATCCATTCACTGGCAGTATGGAGCATGAAGGAATGGATCTAACCAGTTTGCGCAATATTTTTGATGCCAACGTCGCAGAAGTTAAAAAGCCAGATCAGTTAGTCTTTGTAAACCAAGGTTTTTCATATAAAGAATTAGCTGAGTTTATTCAAGATGGTTGTGAATATGACTTCATCTACATCGACGGCAGCCACACAGCCGCAGACGTTTTAATTGATGCGTGTATGAGTTGGCCAATGTTGAAAAAAGGTGGTATCATGTTGTTTGATGATTACCACTGGAATCCAGGTGGCTACAATGAATACCAAACTCCCAAGCGTGGTGTTGATGCGTTTAGTCATTGTTTTGCAGATCAGTTTAAAGTAGTGCATGATGGGTATCAAATAGCAGTACAAAAGTTGTAAGTCAACCCGACGGGGAGAGTATCAAGAACATGGTGATTTTTCGGGTTTCTATCCATGGTATCAACGAATCGGCAGGCGTAGCTTGTGCCTCTCCCAACTAATTTGCTTTCTTTGTTGTTTGGTGGTAGTATGTTGGGGTGGCTTGTATAGCACCCCTTTTTTAATTGCCGATACGTCGGTTTGCCATAGGAGCGTTTATGATTTACAGCATTGACTTTGAAACACGTAGCACCATCGATCTAGCCGATCAAGGACTAGACATCTATGCCAATGACCCCAGCACAGAAGTCCTGTGTATTGCGTTCGGCACCCAACCTGACAATGTGCAGGTACTCACCCCTCAACTTGATATTGCCCCATTTACTGATCTGAACAAATTGATTGTTCATGTCATGTCTGGTGGCAAAATCCAAGCATGGAACGCCATGTTCGAGTACGCCATCTGGAACTGTGTCTGTGTGCCTAAGTACGGCTGGCCACCGCTCAAACTAGAGCAGTGCATAGATACAATGGCCATAGCAGCAGCCAATAACATACCGCAAGCTTTGGGTGATGCTGCAATCTTTATGGATTCTAACCACCAAAAAGACACCCGTGGCAGATACCTAATCCAAAAGTTATGCAAGCCCCATAAAGGTGTATTTAATAACGACCCAGAATTGCTTAAAGAACTGTTTGATTACTGCGCCCAAGACGTGCGTACAGAAATGGCCCTGGGACGCGATTTAAGGCCCCTATCAGCGGAGGAACAAGAAGTCTGGACCCTCACCCAGCGGATCAACCTTAGGGGCGTTCCTGTGGACCCTGTAGAGCTCCAGAATGCCGTCAAGGCAGTCAATGATGCTCAGGCAGCCATCGACCAAGAATGCGTCGCCTTGACCGGTTTTAAGCCGTCTGAAAGGGCTAAATTGCTGGGGTGGATTAACAGCAAACTTCCCGAATATACAAAATTAGATGATTTAACGGAAAAAACCGTTTCTCATAAATTGACCCTAAATTTGTCGGACCCAGATGTTAAAAGGGCGCTAGAATTACGCCAAGAAGGAAGCCAAACTAGCGTGGCTAAGTACGCTAAGATGTTGGAGATACAACGTGAAGGAAAGATTCGGAATACACTGGTATATCATGGCGCTAGTACCGGCCGCTGGGCGAGCCGTGGTGGGCTCAATCTGCAAAATATTGCTCGTCCCACGCTACAAGATGCAGACATTGAGGATGCAATACCGAGAGTATTTGGCAAGGGACAAGGAACTATGGAAGAACTCTCCTCATTGGTCAGATCGTCAATTAAAGCTCCAGAACGCAAAACCTTCGTTGACGTGGATTTTAGCTCAATTGAAAACCGAGTTGGGGTTTGGCTCGCAGGACAAAACGACAAAGTAGAAATGTTTAGAAAGGGATTAGATGAGTATAAGACGTTTGCGGCTGAATCTCTTTATCGCGTCAATTATGAGGACGTTACGAAGGATCAGCGTCAAGTCTCAAAGTCAGCGGTTCTAGGCGCGATGTTTGGACAAGGCGCTAAAGGTCTTGTCAAATACGCTGAAGGGATGGGTGTAAAACTAACTGAAGCTATGGCTAAGAATGCAGTAGATAACTACAGACAATCGTATGCCAAAGTAAAAGCATTATGGGCGGCATGTGAAGCTGCCTCGATTGACGCAGTACAAAACCCAGGGACTGGCTTTGCAGCTGGAAGTAAGATAAAACTAAAAGTTGCTAAGAACGCACTGTGGATGCAACTACCAAGTGGCAGACTAATTTGCTGGCAACGGCCAGAGCTCGAGTTGCTCACCACCCCATGGGGTAGCGAAAAGCTCGGCGTTACAGTGCATTCCCAAAATACCTACAGTCGTCAGTGGACCAGAAATCCACTCATAGGAAGCTCCATCTTCCAATCTGCTGTTCAAGGAACTGCTAGGGATTTCTTGGCTAATGCTATGTTGAACTTGGAGAGGAACGGCTACGAGGTTATCAACTCGATCCATGACGAGGTATTACTCCTAGTTGATGAGGATAGGGCAGAAGAGGCTTTGGAGAATGACGTCATGCACATTATGACAAATCCTCCAAAGTGGGCACCCAACTTCCCTCTAGCTGCAGAGGGATGGGTCAGTAAACGATATAAGAAGTAATTACTTAGGAACTTCTAGCGTATTTAATGGGGACAAATCTTCTTGCTGGCGAACGTTTTGGCTTTCTTGTGCCGCAGTAGTGCCAACCACAGGAGCATTTGCCCTCAATGACTCACCAAACTTAACTAGATTAGGATTACGACTGGCAATAGCTTTTTGCTTGAGCCAGTTTTGTACCATTGGGCTATAAGCTCCACGGGTTCCCAATATGCCTGCACCAGCAATTCCTAGTGAAGTCATTGGGTCCACACCAAAACGAGAAAGTCCGTAGCCAGAACCTAATAGCGAACCGGTTCCCATTGCGTAGCCAACACGTTGCCCTGTGTAGTCACCAACTTTTTTAGTAATGTCTTCAATAGCAGCTTTTTGTTTACCAACTTGTTCTGCAGCTTGATTTTGCAGTGCCGCTTTTTGCTGTACTAAATTGTTTTGCATGCCTGTAAACTTATCTTGCAACCCATAACCTTTACGTTCATACAAATCAGCAAGACTTTGTTTTGCTTGAGCTTGTGTACCTTTTAGCGCAGCACGATTGGCTTGTATTCTATTGTTTGCTTCAACAGCCAACTGCTGCAACTCATCTTCACCGCCAGCTAAACGCTTTGTAGTCAACTCTGCACGCAATGCGTTAACCAATTCATCTGGTGAAAACTCACCGCCAGCTTTGATACTTTTAGCATAGGCAGAAGCGCGCTCTGGAATTTTAAATTTAGAAAACGCAGTATTAGCAGATTTAAATAAGTCACTGCCAACTTGCCCTTCAATTAAATCCATCCACTTATCTTTTAAATCATAAAGCGCTTTTGAGTAACGTGGATCTTTTTGACGCATTGCGTAAGCTTCTTTACTTAGATCGCTTAGATTGCGCTGCCAATTATCTGGAGTTAACCACTTACCCTTGGAGGTTTCTCCAATTAAACGTTCAATATCATTCTTAAACAATTCAGCATTTTCTTTACCAAGATAACCTTCGTTGTAAGTATTGGTCAATGATTTTAAATCATCTTGAACGCCCTTAGTTAAACGCAAATTAGAAAAGTTTTTTAACGATTCATTGTACGCATCGGAAATTGCTTTTTGACCAATTGCCATTGCTTTGTTTCCGGGTGTGCCCTCCGGAATAACAACGTTAAGAGGTTTTAATGCGTAGTTAACAGTTGGTAGGAATACATCCGTTTCAGCCGCTTTTAATGCTTCGGTTTGCTTAGCTTGACCTAATTCCAATTTACGTTTTGCAGCTTTTTCAGCTTCACTTAAAGCGCGACTTTCAGCAGCCTTCATTTGGTTTACAGAAGTATCTAAAACATTCTCAGCAGCTTTTTGACGTTGGAAGATTGGCGCAATTTTAGTTGCCATTGTGTCTTTTAAAGACTTAGCTCCTTTTTCCATGGCAGATGTAACTCCAGATCCCGGAAGAAAACTAAGTAGTTTTTCAAAATTTTCAGTTTTACCACCAAGTAGCTGACCAATGGTTGTGTCTTTTAATATTTCTGGGTCTGTGTAGCCCAAGTTTTTAAGTTCTTTATAGCGTGCTAAAACTGGAGCGGCTACATGACCTAAACCAGATGCAGCAGCTTGGCCACCAAGACCAAACAAACCACCCAGTCCAGTTTCTTTTAGAACTTCGTATGGCGTACCACTAGATCCAGCGGCACCTAAACCCATACCACCCAAAATTGCTTGAGCTGTTGGGCTTTCAGAAATGCCTTTAACTACAGCAGAGCCACCTGGCAAAGCCTCAACAAACGGTGCAAGTTTAGATGCGCCTTTTAATGCTGCACCACCAAGCACCATCTCACCACCAAGGTTAGCAGCACCAGGTAGAATGCCGGTGTAACCAGCGGATTCTGTAAGATTTCTAGCGCCTTCATCAGCAGCTTTAACAAACTCAGATGGGCCTTCTACACCAGCCATGCGCATTAGGTTGGCTGGAATACGAGCCATGCCAGTGGCAAAACGCACTGGGGCTGCGATTCTTGCAGCCGCATTTGGTGGAATGTTTTTACCTAATTCTGTAATGCCTTCGGGGCTAAATGCTTGTGCAGCACCTTGCTTCATTGCTTCCCAAACAGACGGCTTATCCCAAGTAACGCCAGCTGGTTCTTTTGCAACAGGCTCCTCAACAGCTGGAGTTTCGTCCCAAGTAATACCTTTGAGTTTATTGTCTGCCATTATTTGTATTCCGTTGTTCCGTCGGTATAAAGAATTACTTTCTTACGATATTGTGGGTGGTTTGGATCTGTAACCATTCCGGTTTTTGCAACAGTCTTTTGGTCTTTTGGAGTGCTTGCACCTGGTACGCTAACTTTACCTTGTTTGCCGTTTTTGAAAGCGTCAACGTTTTCTTGCATGATTCTATCTTTAGCGCCGCTATCTAACCATTCAATATACGCTTCTTGCTCACGGCCTTTATTGCGTAATAAATAGTTCTTAAGGTCGATGTCAACCATAGCACCGGCTTTTCTAACTTGGTAGAAGTTCTTCAAGTACTCTTTAGGGCTGTCAATTCCACCAAATGCTTTTAACCAATCGTTAGCTTCTTGCGCTGTAAACTGTGAACCCATAGCCTGTCTTGCTTCAGCAGCAGACATGAATTTTCTAGCTGTCTCAATACCCATATTGTCAATATACTTTTGCAATTCATTGGGTTTTAATTTAACACCAGCTAGCTGAGCGTATTCCATAAAACTTTGACCTAGTTTTGTTCCGGGACCAAAGTTATTATTTTGGATATTTGCAAGCACAGTTTCAGACATGTCTTTTACACGTTGCGCCGCTTTAGCATTTTCAGTGATTACTTTATAATCGTTAGCGTGGAAAGATTCGTTACTCTTTTCTAATGCTTTTTGTTGCAGTTCAATGTCTTCTTTAGATGTTCCTGGTTGTGCAATATTGCGAGTTGGGGCAGTCTGCGCAGTTAATACGCCAGCACTTGTTTTTGGTAATTCAAAATGCCAAGGTTCACTTGGTAAAGTATTTGTAAACCCGGCAGCCTTTAATTTAGCTAATACTTCCGGTGTTCTGGCTGAAGCTGGCACATCAATTGCTCTACCAGTTTCGTGCATACTCCTACCTGGAAGCGCCGCTTTGTTTGGGTTTTGAATGTACTGATCTAACTGACCTTCAAATGTTCTGTTTCCACCACGTGGACTAACTGGAATATTATTAGCTTTAGCCCAAGATTCTGCGTCTACAATGTTACCACTTGTAGGTGCAGCTGGACGAGGCGCGCCTGCGCCAATAGCAGACAAACCACCTGGCATACTAACTTCAGGAGAATAACTATATGTTTTACCAGCAACAACATAAGTTCTTGGTCCAAGACCCTTTTCAAAAGTCTGGCCAGCAAAAATTTCTCTGTTAGGTCCAGTGAGTCTTTGAAGCTCTTCCAGATTTCTAGATTCAGGAGTTCTGTTCTTTTCGTTAGCTGCCAGTATTGCATTCCAAGCTGCTTCGTCTCCAGCTTCGACTGCGCGTCTAGCAGAACCGCGCAAATTAAGCGGTAATCGATTAATAATAGCTAAGTACTCTGGTACTTGCTGTTCTGGCATTTCTGCAGATGGCGCAGCCCCTGGCATTGCAGCTGGTTGTGCTACCCCTGGTTTATATCCTACATCAGACAAAAATCTTTCACGGGCTGCTTGAGCGCCTTTAATAGCTAACATTTTGTCTTGCAGCGCTCTTGTATCCTGGTCTCGCAATAATTGCTCGCGGTCCAACGCTGTTAATGCAGCAGTTGGACCATTTACCCCACCAGAACCCCAAGCAGAAGCTCTTTGTAAGCCACTAAGTAATAAATTCATTGGGCTGCTTCGTCTGTCCAATTCAGCCTGCATATTCGCTAAAATTTGCGATGTTTCTTGCGGACCTAAATTGGTTTTACCAGAAACACCCATGGTGCCTGATTTTGGTTTGCCCATTTCAACGGTGACACCACCAGCGTCAGTATTTAAAGACCCCAACGGAGAGTTATTTTCTTCCATAATTTTTTCTCTTAATTTAAGTATTAATTATTGTGGCAAAGGATTTCCGTCATCGTCATACTTTACGTTGTTAATGTCCCCTGCGTTATAGAAAGGGCTTCCTGTATTATTGGTGTCAAAAATACTTCCAACAAAACCACTGAGATCTTTAAATTGCGTGCCAGATAAACCTTTATTAACCATATCATAAATACCGCTTCCGGCGCTAATTAAGCTACCAATGGTATTTAATGGAGATAATTGAGTTGTATTTTGCACAGTAGTTGGAGATGTGATACCACCAACAATTTTACCATAGTTAGCAGCTGCAGTAAACGGATCAGATTGTTGTGCCTGACCCAATGTTGTCATTGCTGTTGTGCCTTGTGTACCGGTATTGCTTAATCCGGTTGCAGCGTTTACACCGGTAGCTTGGTTCTTTAATGCAGCGTCCATTTGCTGGGCAAATAAAACGGCTTGCGCATCTGCCATAGCTTTATTGTATGCTGTTTGACCGCGCAAACTACCAAAATTACCAGACCCAATGTTAGCGCCAGTAACCGGAGCTGTATATTGAGGCATTAATTGATTTAATTGCTGGTTTTGTGCTTGGAATAAGCCACCCAATGCGGTATTAGTATTTGGTGTAACTTGACCATTTGCACCGGTAATCCATGGATTTGCCGCCCCTGTAGCAATTTGATTTAGCGTACCTTGAGCTTGAAAGAACGGATTGTTTGCGCCGCTAAGATTATTAATCGCTTGGCCAGCAACAGTATTTTGTAATGTCGGCATTTGACCAACAGCATTTCCGGCTTGACTAACAATATTTTGCTGAGCGGTATCATACCACTCAGGCATTGTAGTTGTCTGTTGGGCTTTATTTGTAATAAAATCTGATAGTCCGGCCATGGTTATACTCTCTTTTTAGCTTCTAATAAATACGCAAGGGGTCCCTTTGAATCAGGGGGTAAGTTTTTTGGATTGTGTTTTTGATTGTGTTCACGAATAACAGCTAGGAATTGGTCCAAAACACCAGCGCCAGCTTCATTACTTCCGTTACCCAGTTTAGATACCACATCAGCTGGAATAACAAATTCACCGTTAGCTAACATAGCGGGTACTTCATCACTTGTGCCATCGCCTTCGCCTTTAACATAGCGATTTTCTAATGTGTCCAAACCGCCTTCGCTAAAGAACTGTGGGTTGTGCTCAACTGGGCCACCAGCTGCCATGCCAAGACGTGTTTCACCTAAAGTTGGGTACGCGGCTAACTCATAATCTAAATGAGGCACTGTCTTACCAACGGTTAATTTAGGCATTTTTAGCGTCGACCCAACAAATGGCGATTTAGGATCAAATATAGATCCAATACCAAGTATACCAGAACCTTCTGATGTGTAGTTATTTGCAAGCCCAAACGGATCGTATTGGACTGGTGCGATTGTTGATGCGGTTGCCACTGCTCCTCCTGTAGCCATCTTAAATTGGCCAGCTAGTTTATATTTAGTTTTTGCCTTTGTAAATGCAGGACCTAAATCAAAAATACCACCAGATAATTTTTGTTTTTTAAGTGCCGCACGCATTTTTGCAACATTAATTTTACTTGTAGTTTTAGACTTATCTGAATCTAAATTCACATTAACGCTAGTGTTAACGTTAGCATTTGGGTTAACGTTAGGGTTGAGGTTAACGTTAGGGCTAACATCCGGATTAACATTAGGGTTTGGGTTAATGTTAGGGTTAGGATTAATGTTAGGATTGGGGTTAACATTAGGGTTAACATCCGGATTAACATTAGGGTTTAAATTTGGGTTAATTGCCAAATCTAAATTAAGATTTGGATTAACCTGCGGGTTAACCTGTGGGTTAACTTGAGGCTGTACTTCAGGTTGCACATCTGGCTGTACTTGCGGTTGTGTCTCAGGTTGTGCTTCCGGCTTAACTACAGGCTCAGCATTTGGTGCAGGTGTTAAAGAAGGCTTAGGAAACGCAGCCGGTGCTGCGCTAGGCAGCGGTTGTGGACTTGGTTTAAGTACAGTCGCACCGGCAATTACAGGCTTAGTTGTATCTGGATCGATACCAACTTTTCTATAAATCTCTTCTTCAATTTGCTTATTTTTTGCATCTACTTCTGGGTCGCCAGTATTGGTATCAATAAAGGAAGACCCTGTTGCAATTGCACCAAAAACATCAGCAAAAGTAATCTCATTACCGCTAGCGTCTTTTCCTGCAACACCCTCCGGATTAATTGGATCATTAGCTGCACCAACTTCAGTTTGTATTGGTTCATTAGCAGCTACAGTATCTCTTCCGACGTTGCCAGTTTGATTACCAACGGCGTTAATACCTTCGATAATTTGAGTGCCAATTTGGTTATTTGCCAGTTGTGTTGCAGTATCAATATTTTCACCAGTAATTAAACTGAGGCTATTAGCCATGTCATCACGCATATTGATGACTGTTGCTTGGCTATTAGCGCTACCACCCGGTGGTGGGGGAGGAGGCGGGGGCGGCGGAGTAAAATTTTCACTACCCGGTGGCGGAGGCGGCGGAGGTGGTGGTGGTGGGGATTCAATAGTTACATTATCACCCGAATACAGTTTAAATCCAGCTGCAATTCCACCTGCACCTGGGGCAGATATTAACGCACTGGCAGCTGCGTCACTCATTACAGTGTTTAGATCAATACTGCCTTTAGTGGCGTATTGTTCAATCATGCTTTGGAGGCCAGAATCAATGTATTCACCAAAGTATTCTTTAGCAGCTTGTTTTCCAGCAACGTTAACTAATCCACCAGATACAAAATCGTTTACTGATGTTTTAATTAAAGCAGCGTCAACAACACCGGCCGTAATTAAACTTGCAGCACCAGCTAATGCTGCAGGGAATACAGCTTGCGCTCTTGCAAATTCTTCAGTCGCTCCGTTAGCCTTTAACTGTTGGTATACGTTTGCGTATGTAGCACCAAATGCCTCACCGCCTTGCAAGCCAGCGTTTGTAGCAATACCGGCAGCTCCACCAGCAAATCTTGCTACTGCAGAACCTGCAGCAATTTGTGCAGCATCCTGAATACCTTCTCTAGCTACAATATATGTAAAAGCACCTGGATTTTCCCAAGCAGCTTTTACAGATGCACCAATCTTATTAAAGAAACCATCGGCTTCGTTAATTTTTTTTTGATATTGTTTTGCACCATCAACAACACTTTTTGGAATTAAATCTTTTTCCAAACCAATCATTGATTTGCCAACCAGTTCCATTGTGTTACCTGGTTTTAAATAACCAGTGACAATACCAATGTCTGAGTAGGCTTGAGCCAATTCTCCGTATGCGCCAAGATTAACGGCCATACCGGTTTTTATTCCGGAAGCAACGTTTTGTTGGATGTCTGAAACAGTTCTTGCTAAGTTACTGTTTGGATCAACTTCACCAAAAGAACCGCTTACAATATTACCAGCAGCATCATAAACCCTTGTATCTGCGCCAGTATCTGTAACACCATAGTTACTTGGTGCTATGGAAGCAAATTGTCTGTTTATCGCATCTACAGCAGGGCTTACAAAATTTGAAATCTCGTTTATTACCGGAGTTGCATATTTTGAAAGTGTATCCGCTACAGGCTTAGTAAACTTAGAAGTTGTGTCTGCCAATGTTTCTCTGCGGGTGACTGGTTCAGTCATCTTAGCAAATTCAATCGCCTCTTCCAAGCTTTTTGGCTTGGCTTCAAACCCTTCCAATAATGGCTTATTGCCAGTTTTTTCAGCTTCAGCTACAGTTTGTTTTGGTGCCATTTGAGTGGTGTATTGTTTACCGTTCCACTCAAACGATTTAGCGCCGCTACTGCGGGCATCTTTAAACGCCTCTCCGAAAGATTTATCGCTCTCAGAAGGCTTACCATAATCTAATGTATATGTTTTACCATCAACTGTAAATGATGTTTGCTTATTAGCAACAGCAGTTTGGTATGCCTCACGTGCGGCAGGACTTAATGTTGCTATGCCGCTGGTTTCTGGAGCTAAAGCCATTGCTCCAAGCATATCACCACGGTTTATTGCATCAATAACACCAGCGTTGCCAGACTTAACAGCGTTCATTAACTCAGTATCGCCGGTCTGAGCTGCGGCATAATACGCAGATTCATTTTCTGGTGCTACATCTGGACCACGTTGTAATACACTATCTACCGCACCACTGGTAAGACCAACATTTTCTGTGCCTGACGGATTTGTTGCCAGTACAGTATCTTTTGGTGTTTCTACAGATGTTGGCGTAAATACCAAAGACTTATCTGGTAGACGCGCGGTATCATTGTAAACCATCAAAGCAGATTCTGGATCTAACTTAAAATTATTTTGTAAAGTCCCAAGAATATCTTTGTCATTGTAACCAGCGCTAATCATGGTATTAACAACTAAATCAGCGTTGTCGTATGTATTACCGGTTAGATTTTTTAACGCATTATAGGTGCCAATTGGGTCAGAAGACTTATTGGCAATTTCAGTATTTAGCGCAGTTTGTCTTCTTTCTTCTGCAAGTTCTGTCCCAACAGCGCCACTAACAATTGATGGTATATTCTTTAAAACAGCACTTGGAATGTCTCCGCCGCTTATAACTGCTGTAGTTGCAACTTTAGCAACACTTGATACCGCGTTAATTGCCGCTTTAGACAATGTTGGATCAATTGAGCTTGCAATCTCAGTTGCGTACGCACCAACGGCAGAAGATGCCAAACCGGTTGCTAAACTAGTTGCAAAGGTTTCAGCATTAATTTGACCGGTTGCAGCAGCTGCTACAGCAGTTGCTGTTGCGCTTGTAATAATACCAGAAACCTTATCAACGCTTAATCCGGTTGACTCGGCAATAGTTTTAACTGCTTCCGTACCAACCAAATTAGCAGCTGCTGATACTTCTGAGATACCACCACCAATTGCACCGCCTATTGCGCCTTTAACAGCGGCTTGTTCAATATTGCCGCCGGAAACTGCTGCGTTTAATGCAGCCATACCAGAACCAATAACAGCACTTCCTAATGTAACTGCACCTGCCGCTGTTGCGCTTGTGCCAAGGATGGCGCCACCAATAGCACCAGCTGTTCCAGCACTAGCAACGGTAGCAGCAGCCATGGCAATCATAGATACGCCAGGCATTACATCTTTACCAAAGTTAAAGCCAGTACCGCCAGCTGCGGCCAAATTGGCAATACGCTGTTGGTTTTCTACGTTAGCTTGAGCGGCAGATGTGTTAACAATTTTGTTAATTTGATCTGCACTAACACCTGCTGCTTGTGCTTTAGCAGCAGTTTCTTTAAGTTGCTCTTTAACTGGATTTGCGCGTTCTGCAGTGTTTTGGCCTATTTGCCAACCGATTTGTTTACCTTGAAGTGCAAGTTGTGCTTTGTAATAAGCGGCAGGACTTACATCTTTTAATTCTTGCAGCCTGTTGTATAGCTGATCATAATTTTGATTGTACTTATAATTATTGTAAATCTGATCAGATATTTTTGTTGCAATTTCGTCGTAATACTTATTTGGGTCTTTTTGCTTTAACTCAGACAAACGCTGCATAGTTTCTGGATCTGCTCCAGATGCTGCAACATACTTATCATTTGCTACGGCACCGCTTATTGCTAATTTACCGTTGCTATCATACATGTTACCAGTTTTTTGGTCTTTATAATAGCTTGCTGTGGTGTTGTACCCGGATGGATCCACCACATTGTAATTAATTTTTTCTAATCCGGTCTGCTCTCTAATATAGTCATCCGGATTAACCCATCTTCCGTTGTATTCATTTCCAACATAAACTAACCCCTCTTCATTTTTTTGAAGACCAGATATTTGTTGCAATGTTTGTAAAGATGTTTCTGGTACTGAGCCGCCGCCACCTATCACAGCAGCACCTGGATGGGCTGTTTGGTATTCCTGGCTGCCAGTAATACCCGCTAAAATTTCATCTCTAGTTTTTCCAGACCAAGTAGCTGCACCACCCGGATCGACATCACGGTTAAGATATTGGTTATAAAACGCATTAATTTCCGCCATGGACGGGATTGTGGAACTGCCTCCACCGCCGCCTCCACGGTTTGCGTATTCTTGGCTACCAGTAAGCCCGGCAATTACAGAATTAATATCTTTGCCAAGCCAGCTAGATGCCCCGGTGTCGCCTGCAGTAGAACGGCCCAAATACTGTTGATATAGCTGATCTAATGTGCCTTGATCAACGGCACCGCTGCCGCCACCAGCACCACCTCCACCGCCACCTCCGCCACCTC